TTATTAAAATTATATATACTGTGTATACTAGATGATACCACTGCATATGAACTACCGTTATACTAAACTTTAAACTTTAGAATAATACCAGAATCTGAGCAACCATCGTGCGAACAATTTGTAATGAGCCATCCCTATGGAGTACTAACTACGTTTAATATACCGCCGTTATTACCTTTAGCTAAAACTAAAGTTCTTTCATCTGTATAAGTACTTCCTCTACTATCATATGTAACTATGTGCAGATCACCTTCTGTTCCAGTAATAGCTCTAATTGATGGATATTGTCTACAAACAATAGTCATTTCTGTACCATAATTATCTTCACTAACACTTGGTAATATCAATTTGTTTGTATAACCTCCTTTTGCTCCAGTCATATGTATAATTTTAGAATAAGAAGGATTAGCATATACGCTTATTGCATTAGTAGAACTAGTATATAATTCTAATGCATCCTCCCAACCATCTGATTGATAAGAATATAACCTATTATTTGAACAATATGTATCACCATATTTAGGATCATCTATATCAGATGAAGATCTATTTAGATGTGTAATATTTAGAAATCTATTTTTAGTGAAACAGTTCTCAAAATATAGATCTTTAAATGTACCAGCTTTAGCATTTACAGTACCCGTAAATGTACCATTAGATGCTCTAAATTCACCAGTACTGCTATTCATATATAGTTTAGCTGCACTAGATGAACTACCTCCATCACCTGACCAAAATACATTATTAGAGAAATGAAATGCACCTAATACAGCATTATCTGCTAACAATGTATTAATTGCCATAGCACTTACACTAGATACTAGTTCCCAATAAGATGAACTAGAACTAGGAGTTTGACCGTATACTCCGCCAGAATTAACAGTCTTAACTAGATATACACCACCTTTGTAAATCACCTAATCTCTAACATATGCATTACTAGGATTTTCATAATTACTTAGACCTATTGATGATGCTGTAGCATAGTAATATCTAGTAGATGAATTCCAGACTCCTCTAAATCTAATATCTGTATATTGAGTATTAGCAGCTGATCCATCTTGTCCATTCTAACCATCAACTACAACTGTAATAGTTGCTGATGCTGCTACAGGATTTCCATTATAAATAGGATACTGAGTAGGATTAAATGCTACAGTATAATAGTTATACTTAGTAGAACTAGATATATTAAATGTAATATTGGAAACACCAGACCAACCACTACCCACTTCAGTACCTTCTGAAGAGGTTGTTGGAGCGTGACTATTACTACCATATATTTCCCAGTAACCAGATACAGAAGACAGACTACCTGTTCCTGTTTTCTTGTATGCTCTAAATGTCATGCTACTAGGTTCATAAGAAGAAGTTCTGGTAAGACGTATAGTTGCTGCTCCAGGAGTAATTATATAAGTAGTAGCATCAGTACCAGGTGTTCCTGGGTCTCCCTTATCACCCTGATCTCCTTTATCTCCATCTTGTCCATCTTGACCGTCTTTACCCCATTTAGTCCAAATAAAACCGTCTGACCAATCTCCCCATGTTCCATCTTTCTTTTTACGTGTCCAGCATACCTGATATGGAATATCTTTACTTACACTTACAGCATTGTCTGTATAAGTAAACGCAGAACCTTTACATGTTTTATTAGGTATATGCTCATCTGCTTGATAATCGCCATTTATGTAACTAGGACCATAAGTAGGGGAAGCCGGGTAATAGGTTTCGTTCTTACTACATAAAGCCGCCTAATCGTAATTAGCAAATCTAGCGAATATATATTCATAACCATCCCCATCTTTACCTTTATCTGCGAATACAGACCATAGACCTGGTTCTGAATAAGCTCCCCATTTCTACGTACTCTTATCTTTATATCTTTGAGTTACATATTCATATCTGTGTGAATCGTCTACTCCCTATGGGTTATCAAACCACTGTGTACCATCTGGTCCAGTACCTGTCCAGTCTGTAGTTTGATTAGTATTAGGCTTTTGAGGATAATTATTCTTATCATTATTACGTGCGTATAAGAATTCTATACTATTACCGTCTTCACCATCTTTACCATCGGCTCCAGTAAGTCTTATTAATCCAGTCCAAGCTGTT